AATGGTCCATACACAGTAATATTCTCTCAATTTGAATCCACAATAGTTAAGCGTGGAATAGATACTTTTTATAATTTATCAATAGAAATGACAGAGGTATAATGCTTAGTTCAAACTCAGCACTTATAACAACCCTTTCTGAAAGTACTTCAGTCAAGGCTGTACCTAAAGCTGTCCTTGAATATAACATGAATGACATGGCCTACTCTGTTGTGGTAACCCCAAATACATGGCCAGCAACAGATATAACAAAAAAGATATTTCCAGCCTCTTCAATAGTAAAGCAATATCGACCATCAAAGGCTGGCATCAAATACTACATGCTTGGAGAAAATGCTCCTCAAGCAATATATAACAATAAAGTAGGAACAACAGTATATAACGACAAGAATGTTGCTACAGTTAAAAACTATATCCCAGATCTAAATAACATATATAAGTATTTTCTTACAAATGGGAATGCCAGCCTAACTATTTCTTATAAAAACAAATCTGACGCTGCTCAAAACATTATAGCCAATAAGTTTGTAATCAAGGTAGAAACTGGTCACTCTAGCCCAACGATTAACGTTGGGTTTAATGGAAAGACTGTTTATAACTCTACACCACCAGCAAACGGATTGATTGAAGTTTTATATAACGGAACAACATGGTCTACATCACATACAGCGGCTGGCACCCCAGATACAGCATCATCGGTTACAGTATCTGTAACTTCAGGCGGATATGCTGGAATAATTGAAGTTTCACCTAGATATGTATTAGATATAAGCGATAGAATAATATCAGTCTCACTAGATAAAGACGACTCTACAAAAGAAAGCATTCTGCCAGTTGGAATGCTTACTGCTAATTCAGCAAGCCTTGAGCTATCTTCGATACAAAAGAATGACATGGTTAAGTTTATAAAAGGCGATGCAATAGTATCAGACAAGGTGATGCTTGGAAAAGACGTAAAGTGCACAGTCTCATTCTTGATCAATGATAATTCTAGCTACTTAATACAACAGGGCGTGTATTACATAGCAACAGTAAAAGAAAATAACTATGACAATTTCTCATTAACATGCCTTGATGGTGCCAAGTTCCTACAGGAAGTTAACTGCCCAGAGATTATCATTAAAGATGCACCATTCCAGAGCATTGTTTGGAGAATGCTAGATGCTGCTGGTTTTAATAACTATGACTTTTCAAGTTGTCAATCTGACATATTTACTTCTCTATATTGGTGGGGAGACAAGACAAGAACCGTCTGGCAAACACTCCAGGACCTTTGCCGTGAAGCTCAAGTGGTAGCATACTTTGATGCATCTGGAGTATTAAAGTTTTTTGATAGAACATATTTTCAAAATCAAACATCAGCAGCATGGACATTCAACTATGACCAAGATGGTACAAAGCAGCCAGATATTATTGAGCTAGAGTCTGAAATAAATCCTGGACTAAGTGACGTAAAGCTTACTTACAATATTCCGCTAAGAAGTTCTCAGATGGCAGACTCACAGCCACTATGGACTGAACCAGCCCCCTCAACCTTATTTGCTGGCCCATATATGGGAATAGAAACTTCTGGATCAAACCAGTATATTAAGTATGCAAATACTGGAGTGTTTTCAATGACTACTCCAACCAGACATAACTCATACGTTTTGTTGGGCGGAGAAATAATTGAGTATGATGCAATTCAATATAGCACACCATCTGGAGTGATTGACGTTACATCATATGGCGACTATCTAGATATATACGCAAAGCATTCATACAGTGTTAAACAAACTGGAAAGCTGAGAATTAAAAAGAATACAGACGGAACATTCCAGAGACAGCTTTTTGGGACATCTGCAACAAACGCTACTCCAAACAATAATATAGCCTCAGAGATGAGCTCTTGGAATGCAAATAAGATATCTTTAAATAAGGCTGGAACAACAGCATCAACAATAAATTATTTGGTTGGATCAGCCGCTAGAAGCTCAAATATATCAGCACTTAAGCTTTCTGCATCAACATCAAAAGATGACCTGTATATTGTTTCGAAGCAGCTATCTCACGCAGATGCTGCAATAGCTCAAGTTGGAACAGCGATAGCATTTGATCTTAACAATACAACATCTACTGGGGTTCAGCAGGCTGGCGGAATGGTAGTTTCTTGGAACCCATCAACTCAAACAGGATACTTAATCCACGTATCATCAACCAAATCAGTGCAAAATTCAAATGATAAGACAGAGGTTGCTCTTCATAAAGTTGTTGGGGGACTAGTTGTTAAAACGCAGGCGCTGGAGTCAAATATATTTGAGTCTGGATTCTATGGAATAGATGTTCTAATAAAAAGAGAGACTGGAAAGAATACAGTTCTTTTGTTTATTAATGGGGCAACAATTCAGCTAGATGATACTGTAGATCCAATTCCAAATACTTCTGTGGTAGGAGTTATTGTAGGTGGACAATCTACAGCATATTATGATTATTTTTATTCTGGTGCAAGATCAGAATTTAAGCCAGATTTTATTTCATCAAGGTCAAGAGGCCAACTTATAGCCAAGGCTTTCTTTGAAAAGTTTAACTACTCAGATACTGTATCTAGCCAGTTCTACTATACAGAATTCGGAGATGTAATACGTGAGCTGTATCGTGGACAAACAGATTATAAGCAAGCCTATCCAGTTTTAATTGAGCCAACAAATAGATTGGCAAAAGTAGTAGCAAGCAGACTTTCTGCATTTAGAGGAGAGTTCTTTGTGTTAAATACATCTTCTGCAACAATACCTTTATCAACATCATCTGGAGATACATTGGCAATATATGGAGTATCAATAGCAAATGCTGGTCAAAACTTTGTTGAGATAAGAGATACAAATAACGAATCTAATCAAATAATTAATATAGAGACTCAGTGGCTTCAGACAAAAGAGTCTGTACAAAAGCTGGCAGACTTCCTGTCCAAGTTTTGGTCAAAGAATAATATCGAGGTAAACCTTAAGGTTTTTGGTAATCCTATTATTGATGTTGGAGATGTTGTGGCCGTTAAGCACCCAGACCTAGGATATACTGGAACAGAAAGATATTTAGTCAGAGCGGTAAAACATGAGTTTGAAAATGGTCTTTCAACCTCAGTAGCACTACGTTCGATTTATTTGGCTTAAATTGGTATAATGGAGAAGCTATGGTATCAAACAACAAACAAATAACAATTCACGAGGTACAGGACAAGTCCAAGATCCCCGTAGATCAGGACAGCCTTGCCGCAGCTTTAGTAAGCTCAAAGTTTATTGATGTTATGCCAAGCACATTTTCAAGAGGCTTTACCCCAGTCACAGGTGGTGGAGATGGAGATGGAGATGGGGACGGAGACGGTGAGCAGCCAACAGATTTTCCCGCACCAGAGTTCTCAGACATATTTATTAAGTATCAAAATGCATATGAGTCTCCAAACTCAGATGGAAATGCAAGAAAGTATGGGACGCTATATACATCAGGTGGATATACGGATTCCGTAGAATTAGAGTTTAAAGTATTAATACCAGTCGAACTAGCAAGTCAAGTTATTGGAGTTCAGGTTCTTAGTGGAAATGAGGTGATTGCTGAATCATGATTAGTGGATACTACGTAATTAAGGACGGCGACAAAGAGATTGCCAGAACACCTAACCTTGTTACCAATATAGGTAAGAGACATATACTTAACTATCTAGCAGATAAGATAGCGGACAGAGGTAGATTTATAGCAATAGGAATTGGATCTACTGCTGCTAATGTTGCAGATAGTAAGCTAGAGTTTGAGGTAAATAAGTATAAGGTCTTTAGTAGCTCTATAGACTTTACTAATAGTACTATTATTATGAAAGCAGAACTTCCACTACAACTAGCAGCAACAATTTCAGAAGTTGGATTATTTCCTGGCTCAACAGCACAAACTCAGTATGATAGCAAAGCTCTAACATATTTTAATAATGATGTTGTATGGACTGCTGGGTCATACATTGAATCTTCTGCTAACTCTAAAATTAATAACACTTCCTTTCAAATTGCATCAACAAATGGTGCAGAAGTTATAGCAAAGTCAACCAACCTAACATTTGATTTCAGCGGTTACTCTGTTGCAGATTCTTTCTCATTAGCGTTTTATCAGAATAATACAAACCTTCAATATATAGATTTGTACATGTATAAGACTGATTCGGATTATTATAAGTATAGAATACCTGGTGGCTCTGCAGGACATAGAATAGTAAACATTCCTATGTCTGATATAGTTGCTGGATCTGTAGGAAGCCCAAATGAGTATATAGCAAAGTTTGGTTTAGCTGTTAAGGCAAATACTGGAACAAGTACCACAGTAGATTTTGATGGCCTTAGAATAAATGATAATGATACAAATATTGCGGATCATGGAATTATTAGTCGTGCAGTTCTTGGTACCCCTATTACAAAAGAATTCGGGAGAATACTAGATATAGAGTATAGATTGGTGGTCTCATAATGCCAGGCCCCGACTTTGTACTAGACTCTAAAGTCGCTAATACCGAAGATCAGCAATCTTTTAAGATAATAAAGGTTAAGAATAGAGCGGCTGGAGCCAAAGAGCAGCTTACATTTAGATACATAGTAAAGGGTGAAGCAGACTCTATAAACTATGGTTTAAGATCACCTTTTATTGAATTCAATAATCTATTAGACACTTCAGCACCAAATCCAATTACTGGATTGTCTGCAAAGCCAAGCCTGGGTAGCTTTATATTTTCTTGGACAAAATCAACATCAAAAGATGCAAAAACTCATGAGATTACAATATCTGACTCTACAGGAGCAAAATCTCAAACAAAAGTATTTACCTCTGAAGCAACAAGCTATACTCTAACAAACGCAGAAGTTCTTGGAATATTTGCAAATACTTTTGTATCGACAATTAGGTTTTCAGTTAAAGTAATTGATAATAGTGGTAACAAATCAGCAGCGGTTTTCATAGATGTTGTTTTGTCGGACGATAGCGACATCAATGGCCTTTTAATTCCACCTTCTACACCAACTTTAGTAGCAGGAGTAGAGTCGGTAGAAGTTACTTGGGACGGAAAAAATTCAGCAACTCCATCTACATACTATTCTCCAAATATTGAGGCTGTAGATATATATATAAACTCTGTTAAGGTTGGTACATTTACTCCAGTTTATACTGGGTCAGTTCCTGCTGGATTCTCAGGGCACAAAATGTCTATCAGATATAGCGGCGGAACAATAATTCAAGCATACTTAATAGCAAGAGATAAATTTTCTAGATCAAGATCTTCTAGCGCTTCAAATCAGGTAACAGTACTTCAGCAACCAGCTGCACAAATAGAGGCACCGACACTACCAACAGGACTTTCTGTTGCGGCAGCACCTTTTGGAGTCACAGTATCTTGGGGCGGAAGCTATAGTGGTGGAACAGACTTTGACGGCTTTGCTGGTATAAATATTTATGCCTCAGCATCAGACTTAGGAGCCTCAACGACATCAGACATATCATCTAAGCTAGTTGGAAATATGGCTGTAAATAAAACATCTAATAAAGTAACTATTGGAATAGATGCTCTTAGACAGGCAACTGGGTTGGGCTCAGATACTGTCTATACCTCACCAATATATTTTTATTATGTCGCACTCAATCTTAACAATGAATTCTACAAAGTCGGCAACCTTGTAACATACACAAAGCTTGGTTCTGGAAATCCAGCTAAAGCAAATTTTATAGATTTAACGTCTGGAATAATATCTATTGAAAACTTAGTAGCTGGAAACGGTAAGTTTACTTCATGGCTAAGAGCTGGTGCAGATGAAAACTCTGCAAGAATTGAGCTATCCTCTAATACATCTAGTTTTATACCTAGTGGTGGAACAAAAAATATAACTCCTGGCTTAACAATATATCCTTCTGGAACAACTTCAAGCCCAGTATTTTCGGCGGACCTAAGTGGAAACGTAACAATAGATCTTGGATCAACAGCAACAACAAATGTATTTAAAGTTGGTTCTGGATCAAACGCTATGTACATTCAACCAGCTCATTCAGCTGGAACAAATAATACTAGAGGTGTGTGGATAGGTGGAACAACATTAGCTACAGCGCCATTTAGCGTTAACTTTAGCGGACAGATGAAAGCAACTCAAGCCGTAATCAGCGGAACTGTAAATGCTGGAGTTGGTGGTTTTGGTACATTAAACTCAGATGGCCTCCTTGTAAATGGTTGGAGCATTAATGGAGCAAGAATAGAATCATATGCAAATGGCTCAGCAAACAATCAAATTTATCTAGATGGATCTACTGGTGTAATTAATGGTGCAATATTTCAAAGAAGTAGTACAGATGGAACAATTACTATTAATAATAGTGGATTCAAAGCAACGTCCACGACAGAGTTTTTGCCAGGATTTAGTCTTACAAACACTACAACTGTTGGATACGATGGCAGGATGTCTATATATACAAATAGTGGTGATAGCTTATTTTCATTTAGTAGTGCACATATGTCAGTTGCAACAGATTTATTAAAAACTGAATTGTGGCCAGGATCAGTATATGTTAAAGCCAATGCAAGTTCTACATATACTACAGCAGCATCAAGCTATGGTATTCAAAATGAGTTAAATCAAATTTATTTTACAGCTTCTGGAGTTAACGGAGTAAATTGGAAAAACTATTATGTTGTTCAAGGTGGGACATCATATATATCATCTAAAATTTGGGGACCAACTGGGGCAGATATTACTACTGGTTTAGGTCAATACAATAGTTACAGAACGCTAGGTTTGTTTCCAGACGGATCACAGCTTTTAGGGCCTAAGTTTTTTTCTGGCTCAGCAGCAACAGCATCTGCAATAGCAACAGAAACAGCAGGAACGTTAGGTGGTACAGTAAATGGAGACTTTTACTTTAGCACAGTTTAGGAAAAACAATGCCTAAGATATATCAGCGTGTCAAGGGAACATGGACCGAAGTTAAATCTGTTTATCAAAGAACTGGTGGTACATGGACAGAAATACTTACTGTATGGCAACGTGTTGCTGGAACATGGGTAAAAGTATTTTCTGGATTAAAGATACCAGGCATTATAACAAATCCAGAATTAACTGGTGATGGATACTTAGGATCATTATTTACAGTTGATAATGGAACATGGTCTAATTCGCCTACATCTTATACCAGAGTGTGGCAAAGGGCAACATCATTAACAGCAGGTGGAACCACAATATCTGGAGCGACTGGACTAACATACACTTCAGTAACTGCCGACGATAACAGATATATTCTTGTTAGAGTTACCGCAACAAACGCAAGCGGTAGCAATCAAGTAAATTCAAATAGAATTCTTGTGACAAAATATCGTGCTCCAACAAGAACAGCAACAGCATTTCTTTTAACTGGAACGGCCTCTACAACTGGATCCATAACTGTTACAGCAGAAGGATCTACCTATTGGAATAACACAACAACTGTTGGTGGAGTTACATATAACATTGCTCCAGGATTTCCAAACGATCCAACACTAGATGCAGCAACGTATACCTATTCTTGGGAATATTTGGATGGCACAGCAGCTGCCAACACAAGCAATTCAAGTACCTATACATTTAGTTCTGCTGATTCTGGAAAGCAGGTACGTGCAAAGGTTATAGCAAAATCTTCAGCTGGCGATAGTAATCCAGCATACTCTGCATATTCAGATACTGTATCTACCCAACCAGGAGCCTTTAATATAGCTTCTGCAGAGTTAGGATACCCAGGAGTCTCAACAAGAAATATAACAGTAACATGGGGAGCTTCAGAAGGAGCAGCTAGCTACGAGTTCAGATTCGAGGGAAGTCAAGACGGATTCTTAACCGCTGGTACGTCACTTGGAACATCATGGACTGGATATACTGCAACAAGTAGTGAAACTACCAAAACATTTTCAGTAAGTAATCAATATAATGATTATCGTGTAACAGGTCGTGCAAAAGCTGGAAGTCTATATACTTATTCAAATGGTGGAACTTCTTCAAGTTTTATATATGTTGGAGCCCTAGGATCTAGTCCTAGTGTGCCAACTATAACTGGAATAACTTCAACTTCAGACATTGCAAACGGTCTACAGTTAAATGTTGCATACACTCTAACAAGCCCTGGAAGCAATGCAATAATATCTTTTGACTACTCATTAAATAACGGAACAAGTTGGACAAACACTACAAACTTTACGTCCAGCAATGTAAAAATCTACGGCGTTGCTGCAGATACAACATATAATATAAAAATAAGGGCAAACAATGATGATGGGTATCAGAGTGTTGCAAGCTCTGCCGTATCACACACAACCCCAAAAATGCCAACAACTCCAACAAACAGAATTATGAAGTCTTTTGTTTCTGGTCAGGGTACTTTATTTTTTACAACAGGTACAGACACTGCTTCTGTATACGGAGAGTACGACCTAGAATCGTTTTCTGGCGGAGTCCCAATTGCAGACAATATTAACGGATATGTAAATACATCTTCCTCCACGGCATATTTGTTAAATTTAACTGGGGCTTCTTATACTAACACTGGATATACAGCAATACTTATTCCTTATAGCGGAGCAAATAAAACTGGACTCACCCCTACCTCCCTACCCTTTGGAACAAAAACACTAAATGGATCAGACGCAATGTCATTAAGTGCTTTAACTTTAAGCACAAGAACAGCAAATTCAATATCCATGACGACAACTCCATCTGGGTCTTCTATGACACATATAGTTTTAGATGCATTAACTGGAAGTACAAGGCCTGCAGGATACCCAAAGGTTGTAACTGCAACAGTAGGGTCTTCTAACACATTAGTCTATGATGGACTAGCAGCTGGAACAACATATACCCTATATGCAACTCCAAGATATCAATACGCTACTGGAGTTACCTATGATATGGGTCAAGCAACAGCAACTTCAACAACCTTATCTGGCTCCTATACCTTTGCATTTAGCAATAGGTTATACATGTCAACAAATGGATATGTTGGCTTAGATGAAAGTGCAAAGGCATCGTATTCTTCTGATAACGTAACAGTTACTTCTGGAAGAGCTATATCTGTATTTAATGCCGACAATCAACAAAACACTGGTGGCAATACAACTTATATTTCTGGATTTACAAAATATTGGTCTAATGCCGACACCTTTGTTTTGCAGTATACAGGATACTCTTATGTTGGAACTGGATCTGTTGATGTTCAAACACAGCTTAGATTCCAAATAAAATTTTATACTAATCAAGCATATGCTGATGCAAAAATAATAATTAACACAAATGGAAGATCCGCAACAAATGCTGCTGGACTTTATAATGGTGGATTGTTGCAGGGTTCTGGAAGAGCAGCAAACCTTCTTACTGCTGGAACAACTATGAGAATTCCATTTGATGGAAGTGCAATAACAAGTGGAATTGCATTTACAGAAATAGCACAAGGTTCATTTTTGGACGTTGCTGCTTTAACTTCAGGAAATGCCGATCAAGGATATGCTGAAAGAATAACTGCAGCAAATCAACAGTCTGCTGTACCACCTGTGTTCACAGCACCACCTGTGTTCACAGCACCGCCTGTGTTCACCGCTCCACCTGTATTCACCGCTCCACCTGTATTTACCGCTCCACCTGTGTTCACCGCTCCACCTGTGTTCACCGCTCCACCTGTATTCACCGCACCACCTGTATTCACCGCACCACCTGTGTTCACCGCTACAAATGGAACAACATGTACTACAACAGACAGAAGAACTGGTACATGTACATCAACTGGTTGCGATACAGATTACTGCGGATCTGGAGCCGCATGCGTAGGAACCTTTGGTAGATGTGGATCAGGCGGCGGACCAATTTGACAGTAGCAGAACCATTTTGATATAATAATAGAAACGGAGGCAAAATGCTAACAAAAGAAGAAAAGATTCAGATAATTGAATCTCACAAGAGGAACCTTGATTATACAAGATATAATCTAGAGGTAAGCCTCCTAGAAGAAAATGCCCGTACAAAAGTAAATCAGGTAGTCGTAGATACCCTACAGGATCAAATTAATGAAATTGATTCTCAGAAGGCTACACTAGATGCTGAAATTGTATCAGTAAGCTCTGCTACAGAATAGGATAAATAATGCAAGATAAAGCGGAATTAGTAATAACCGCTCTACAACAGCGTATTGGTGAATTGGCCTCGGACTACGAGACCAAGATAGCCATGCTTAGAGCAGAAATAACTATATTAGTAAATGAAAAAGAGCAAAGAGAGAAAGAGGCTAATGAGTATTCTAAGGAAATCGAAGAAAAAATCTCTTCAGCCAACGATTAGTACTCTTGAGGGTAAAGCCTATCCTATTTCTGGAATATTTTATATTACAGAAAAAGGCACATTTTATATAAAGTCTTCTAAAAGATATAAAGTATTTTCAGACAGATGCTTTAGTTCGTGGAATGTAAAGGCTATAGACGCTAGCTTTGCACAGATTTCTCATATACCGTACGCAGGGATATTGGGTTTTAGGGACGGAACAATAATCCATAACCTTGGAGATGGTAAAATATATGTAGTGTCTGATAATAAAAGGCTCCACATAAAGGATCCAGATGCCTTCCCTAAAGGCTGGATCGAGGAGAATAAGATTACAGTCAATGAGCAGGAAGCTAACTTACACAAGGATGGTCAGGAAATAAATGGGAATTGAAGTAAACCTGAAGAAATTTAGTAATAGTGATCCCTTGGATTTTCAGCAGCTAAATGATATTATTGATGCTGTTATTCTTATTGGCACAAAGATGCCTACTATTGAGACTCCTCAAGCTCCTGGAGGAAATACTGGGGGAACAGTACAGACTTCAATTACTGTTGCCAATTCAGATAAAGTTACTTCTGCAGTTCCAATTACATCAAAAGCAGATGGCGGAACACCAAAGGTTATAACTTATAAAGATGCTTCTGGAAATCAGATAGTATTTTCAGCTCCTCCAAAGATTGTAGTTTCTGCTAGACAAACTAGCACTGGTAAGGGGCTTGCAATAGCTAATCTTAAAGAAGTTGGATCTGCAACATTTACAGTGCAGGCAGGATGGACGGCTCCAAGAACAACAAGTGGCGATATAACAATTGATTATATAGCAATTGGAACAGTTAATAAGTCATCTGCTCCTGCATCAACTGCAGGAACCAATGGAAGTGCAGGAACTTCAGGTTCAACAACAGGGCCAACTTATGTAGCACCTAGAGGTGCTTTTATACCAGAATAAAAATTCGTATATAATATACTTATATGAAGTGGTATCAGCCTATTCAAAGCTGGCACCAAAGAAAAACTAGTATAAGTGAAAATGGCTATATATTAGTTTGGGTGCCAGAACATCCTAAAGCCTTCTCTGGAGGCTGGTACTACGAACACGTTTTAGTAGTAGAAAAGATCTACAATAGAATATTAAGTAAGGGCGAAACAATTCATCACATAGATGAAAATAAAACAAATAATAACTATTATAATTTGTTTGTTTGCTATAGAAAGCAACACGATAAAGCCCATCGACAGGCTGCTTGACAGAAATAAGGTAATAACCTATTATATATATCAGACGACGAATGGTCGTCTATTCGTCGTAGTTAGGAATACAATGACAGAAGCAAAATCAGACCTTAAATGGATGATGGTTAGTGACGTTCACTTTCCAAGACATGATCCACGCAAGGTCGAACTATTTCTTAAGGTAATGAAGTGGTTTAAGCCACATGCAGTAGACCTATTAGGAGATATTGACGATGCAGACTCTACCAGTAGATGGGCATCTGAGTATCCAACAGAATTTTCAATTCCAGTTGGAGATGGTGGCGTTAATGAAACAAAGCAATTTATGAATGATATTCGTAAGATTGTTCCAAACGCTGACTGTCATTTTCATGACGGTAATCATGGATGGACAAGACACGGAGATTATCTTTCTAAGAAGGCTCCAGCTTTTCTTGACGTGATTACCCCTAAAACATTATATGAGTATGATAAGTACGGATTTAATTGGCACAACTATAATGAACCACCAGTCCAACGTTTTGGAGATATGTGGGGACATCATGGTGAAGCAATCTCTCAGAACTCTGCAGAATCCGTAAAGAAAGATGTACTAAATTGGGGAGTTTCTTTAGTTAGAGGTCACTCTCATAGAATGGGTGCTTTCTATCACACATATAATTTATCTGGCCAAGAACTTCGTGGCTATGAAATTGGGCATCTGTGCGATGAAAGCAAGATGGATTACTCAATTCAAAAGAATTGGCAAGCAGGTTTTGCCATTGCACATGTTGTTAATGATTATCCACATATGCAATTAATTCAAATAACAAAAGACTATACCTGTGTCGTTGACGGCAAGGTATTTAGCGCATAAGGAGAAACAAATGGAAGGTATTCTTGTATTAGTTGCTGCTCTAGTAGTTAACGTAGCAACTTCATTAATCAAGAATGTTAGAATGACTTCAAAGCAAAAGGGTAGCGTTGCACTTGCAACTTCAGCAGTAGCTGGTTTCCTCGCAGCTTTGATTCAGGGAGACTTGAACACGGGAGACTTTGCACAGACAGCTGTGCTAGTATTCGGTGCATCTCAAGCAATTTATAGCTTTATTCTTAAGGGCACACCAGCAGATAAGATCATGCTTGCTGCATTTGGCGGAACTAATCAGTCAGTAAAGCTTGCAAACGATGTATTTGCAGAAGTAGCCAAGGCTGTTGAAGAAACCAGGAAGGCAGTCAAGAAGGCTCCTGCTAAGAAAGCAAAGCCAAAGGCATAGGCTAAATACAAATGAGATGCGAAAGATGTTCTGGAACTGTCTTTGTTGACAGGGTATTTTCTCAGAAAATGCATGTGGAACTCTTTTGTATTCGATGTGGCAAAAGATGGATGATTGATAAAGAAAAGAGCGCATTCGGTAGATGGGTAAGCAACAGGGAAAGACTGCATCAAAACGCATTCGGTATTTCTTCCTAAATGGTGACCTACACAAGACTATTCATATAAATAGATCTAGTGATATCGTTGTGGCTTGGAATTATCCAAATAAAAAAAGAACCTCGTATTCTTGGAGCGATGCACAAAAGAATATGGAAAAGGCATACACTATAACGGATGTTGCCAAGATTCTTGATCGCCACAGAATGACAATAGACAAGTATATTCGTCAAGGTCTAATTAAAACTCCACAAAGAATATATAAGATTGACGGCAAGTTTGACTCTGCTGGTAAGTATATGTTTTCAGAAAAGGATGTTTTAGACCTGCACGAATATTGTTCTACGATCAGCAAGGGTAGGCCACGTAAAGATGGACTCATCAATACCTCTGGCCTCCCGAGCAGATCTGAAGTAAGGTCTATGCTTAAGCAGTCATCGGTTTTGTATGTAAAAGATGAAGATGGTAATTTTATTCCAGTATGGAAGGAAAACAATTGGTGAAAAGAAAAGCTAGGCAAGAACCGCAGATAGAGCATGTAGAGTTTGCTATGCATAAAAATAATACTATTTATTTAAAGAATGCTTCATACATGTTAGGTAGGGCTGCAGCACTAGCGGAAGCAAACGGTGACACAGACACCTTGCTACAGATCGCAGGTGCTTGGTTAGAAATTGATAGAGATTTAAGTAAGCGTAAGCCAAAGTCTAGTAAAAAGAAATTGCCTATGGGCTTTACAGCCGTAGGAGATAATGATACAATTTCTGATGAGGAGGATGCGGATGAGTGAAACAGTAGTAAAGGTGGACCTTCAGTACACACGTAATCTTGGTAACTATGAAAGCATTAAGGTAAATATTGGTGTTGAGGATATAGTTAGATCTGGCGAAAATGTAGATACTGCCACAGAGCGTGTGTATAAGTTCGTAGAAGATAAGCTTATTGAAAAGATGCAGGAAATTGAAAAGGAACTAAAGGCTTAATGGCTAAAGAGGCTGCTAACAAACAACCGTACATTTTGATATCCATGTACGAGTCCTTGTATAAAGAAAGATATAATAGGGCTCCTAGTATAAATAGATACCGTGAAAAGTGGGCTATGCAGGATGTTATAGATAGTATAGGTTTTGATAGAGCAAAAGCAGTCTTAGAATATTATTTTAAAACAAGTAAGAGTGGTCACCCAATACAGCACTTCTTATTTAACTTTGACAAACTCAATGAGGTTATGGTAGAGTTAGACAAAGATAAGAGTGCTAGAGATAAATTATTAGCGGAAACAAAGCAGATGGTGGAGGAATATGAACACAGAAGCAGCGGTAATTAGTGCGGTCTGTAAGAATAAAGACATTAGTTCATTAATGTCTGAAAATGTAGACGACCTATTTGTTGCCTACAAAGATGTGTGGGATGGCCTAAAGTCATACTATATGAAGTTTAGATCTGTGCCTGAAGTAGAAGTTCTTCAAGATAGATTCAGAGACTTTGATCCAATAGCTACAACAGCAGAGACTGGATACTACTTAGATCAATTAAAGAATGAATACTTGTCAGGTCGTGTCAGAAATGTTCTGCTAAAAGCTGGAACGTCTCTAAAAGAAAACGCCGCTGCAAGAGTTATTTCTGAGCTCCAGAAAGAGATAGCCTCTCTTGGAAGATACACAAATAACGTTCGTGACCTAGACCTAACAGATTTTGAAGATGCAGAAAGACACATTTTAGCCCTTCGTGAAAGAAGTGCGGCTATGGGCGGAAGCCCAGGAATTGCTAGTGGGTTTAAGGCTATGGATATAGCATACCCTACTGGAATGGCTCCAGGACACCTTATTGTGGCTATTGGATGGCCAGGTAGGGGTAAGACGTGGTTCACGTCTTATTTGGCCTGTAGAGCCTGGGAGCAAGGCTTTAAGCCAATGATCGTATCCCTTGAAATGTCTCCAGAAAATATGCGTGACCGTATTTACACTATGCTTGGCTCAGGATTATTTAGAGCATCAGATTTTTCTCGTGGTGATATTAATCTAGATGATTTTGGCAATTGGGGAAAGAAAAAGTTTGAAGATAAGCGTGGGTTTATCTTAGTATCAAACGAGGGTATGGCTGATGTTACGCCTGCAACAGTTCAGGCTAAGATTGACCAACATAAGCCAGACTTAGTTATTTGCGACTACCACCAGCTATTTACAGATACAAAGCGTTCTAACTCTGAAGTAGAGCGTAACCGTAATATCTCTCGTGAGTTCAAGATGCTTGCAGTATCAAATAATATTCCTATTATTGATATCACAGCAGCAACCATGGATGATATTTCAGATCAAGATGCCCCACCACTACTTTCTCAAGTAGCATGGTCAAAGGCTATCGAGTATGATGCTGATATGGCTATGGCTATCCACAAGCATCCAGATACAAATATTGTAGAGGTTGTTTCTAGAAAGAATAGACATGGAAGAAACTTTGCTTTCTATCTAAACTGGGATATTGATCGTGGAATTGTAGAAGAAGTTTATAATGCTCCAGGAGATGGAGAAGCAGTTGCGCCTCAGTAATACTATGGACTCACAGGTATATTCAGCATCTCAGATAAAGTCAGTTCTAAAGTCTATCGGAGTTGATATTATTGCGGAGACTGGAAATGATTTCCTATGCTTGTGCCCATTCCATGGAAACAGAAACACTCCAAGCTTTAGCGTAAGTAAAGAGCGTGGTGCTTTTATATGCTTCAATCCATCATGCGGAGAGTCTGGAAGTATTATTGATATTGTTAAAAGGCTTACCGAAAGAAATGAGTTTGAGGCAATTCGTTTTATAAAGGTAAAAGAAATAGAGAATGATGTAGATTTTGAAGATACTCTTTCAAGCGTTTTAGAGGATAAGCCAGACTTTGTTGAGTTCTCACAAGAAACGCTGGATAGACTTCATGCTGATTTGGCTGGCAATAAAGAAGCCAGAGATTACTTTGAGTACAGAGGAATCAACGAAGAGTCTATGAAGCACTTTGCTTTAGGCTATTCTTCAGCAATGAATATGGTTATTACTCCAGTTCATAGTCCAGATGGAATGCCAGTCGGACTAGTCGGAAGATCTATATCTGAAAAAAGATTTAAGAATAGTAATGGCTTGCCTAAGAATAAGACTATGTTTAATTTGCATAGAGCTAAAAAGTTAGGCGGAATAGTAATAGTGGTTGAGTCTAATTTTGATGCCATTAGAGTTCATCAGGCTGGATTTCCAAACGTTGTTGCTACTCTAGGTGGGCATATATCTAATGATAATATAAACTTACTTAATAAATACTTTACTAAGATAATTATAATGACAGACAGCGATGAAGCTGGAAGATCATTGGGTAAGAATATCGCAAACAAATTAAGAAACAAAGAAGTTCTTTGGGCTATGTATGATGATGAAATACTTTATCCGCATGGTGCTAAAGATGTTGGTGACATGAATGATGCGGAAATAAAACAATGTATTTCAAATGCTATTCCACATTTTCAATATTCCAATAATATGCTATAATAAAGACACAGGGGCATTTATAGCCTCAACTATATAAGGAGAAATAAATGGCAATTGTACGTGGCCTAAAGAATATGAATAAGACCTTGGATAAGCCTTCAGTAAATAAAACTGATGGACCAAAGGCAAAGTGGTTAAAGTTGGAAGATGGCGAAAGTATCAAGATTCGCTTCTTGCAAGAATTAGATCCAGACTCCCCTCATTACTCAGAGACAGCAGGTCTTGGATTCATCGCAGTAGAACACACAAACCCAAAAGACTATCGTCGTAAAGCATTGTGCACAATCGAAGATCAAGGTCGTTGCTGGGGATGCGAACAACATAAGAAGGACTATAAGGCTGGATGGAAGGGTCGTTCAAGACTCTACATTAATGTTCTAGTAGAAGATGGCAAGGAAGATCCATATGTTGCAATCCTTTCACAGGGTTCTAGCAACAAGTCAATTACACCAACACTAATTGAGTACGCTGGTGAAATGGGATCAATTACAAATCTCGTATGGCGTATCAAGCGTTCTGGTTTGAAGACAGAAACAGGATACACAATCATTCCACTAGCAAAGGACGAAGAGACATTTGACTCCGCAGGCCTAGAGCTTTTGGACCTAGAAAAAGCAGCAGTTCGTGAAGTTAAGTACGAAGAGCAAGAAGCTTTCTACCTATTCGGTGACGGAGAGTCAGAAGCGGATTCATCTTCAGATACTAGCTCAAGCGTAGCCTGGTAAAAATATTAGGGCGAGGGTCCTACGGGACCCTTGCCCTACACCAATTATAGAAAGAAGAAAATGAGTTTTACACACCTACACGTTCATTCATACTACTCATTAATGGATGGGCTTAATTCTCCTGCTGAGTTAATGCAGGCTGCGAAGAATTTGGGTCATACTGGTATTGCAATAACAGATCACGGAACTCTTTCTTCTCACAGAGATATGCAACTTGCGGCGCAGGAACTAGGCTTAAAGCCTATCCTTGGTCTAGAAGCATATATCTCCCCAACAGATAGATTTGACAAGTCCTCTAAAACAGATAAAACTGTACAGGCATACAACCACATAATCTTGCTTGCAAAGAATGAGAACGGACTTAAGAACCTAAATATCCTTTCAGAGATTGCATGGACAGAAGGGTATTACCACAAGCCTAGAATTGACCGTGAGGTTTTGTCTCAGTATGGAGATGACCTAATTGTTTTATCTGGATGCATGAATGGACTTATATCTAAAGCAATTGAAAGAGATGAACTAAAGGAAGCAAGAATGCTTACTGAGTGGTTCAAGAATAGATTTAAAGATGATTTTTATATTGAAATTCAACCGCACAATCCAGTTGAATTAAACAACAAGCTACTTGAGTTAGCTGATGAATTTAAGATTAAGCCAGTCATAACTGGAGACTGTCACTATGCACGTAAAGAAGATCGTGCAGTAGAAGAGGCTATGCTTATCTTGTCCACCTCTCCAAAGATTAATAGAGATGCTGATTTCGAAGCTTCAAGAAAGATGACAGACGTCTTTGAAAGATTTAATTACCTGTATCCAGATAGAAGAATATCTTTTCAGGATATTGATGTCTACATAACATCAAGAGAAGAGTTAGAGCAACACATGTCTTCTCAAGGTATCACAAGAAAAGATATCTATTCAAACTCATATGAGATTGAAAAGAAAATTGGTGAGTACGAGTTTAGAAAGAATTTAGATCTACTTCCAGTTCCAAAGAAGGATGCACATGCAGAGCTAGTACGACTAGTCTTTGCTGGACTAGAGAAGAAGGGTCTTATGGATGATCATAGATATATTGATCGTGTAAATGAGGAACTTGCTGTAATTCAAAGTAAGAACTTCTCATCTTACTTCCTAGTGGTAGCAGACATGATTACTTGGGCAAACAAGAACGACGTTATGGTTGGTCCAGGTCGTGGATCTGCAGCAGGTTCTTTAGTTTGCTATGCTTTAGATATTACTAGCGTAGACCCAATTAAGTTTGACTTACTGTTTTTCCGATTTATTAATCCAGAACGTAATGACTTTCCAGACATTGACACAGACTTTGAAGATCGTCGTAGAAAAGAAGTTAAAGAATACCTTCGTAAGAAGTTTAAGAATGTTGCTTCTATTTCTACATTTACATACTTTAAAGATAAGGGTGTAGTTAGAGATGCAGCACGTGTGTTCGGTGTTCCACTATCTGAGGTTAATAAGGCAATGAAGCAGATCGACACATTTGAAGAGTACGAGACAAGCCCTAACTCATTCTGGTTTAGAGAGAAGTATCCAGAAGTAACTAGCCTAGCAAGAGACCTGCGTGGAAAGATAAGAAGCGTTGGTATGCATGCCGCTGGTATGGTTGTAGCAAAAGATGACCTAGTTAAGTTTGCTCCAATTGAAACTAGAGCTGATGCAGATAATGAGGTAAGCGGTAGAGTTCCAGTAGTAGCATATGACATGGATACAGTTGCTGACATTGGTCTAATCAAGATCGATGCACTTGGACTAAAGACACTTTCTGTTATCTCTGATACGCTAAAGATGATTTCTGAAAGATATGGAAAAGAGATTAACTTAAATAAGTTAGAGCTAGATGATCCTGCTGTTTATGAAGATTTATCAAACGGATATACTAAAGGTATATTCCAGGCAGAAGCAACTCCATATACAAATCTTTTAATTAAGATGGGCGTAAGCACATTTGAAGATTTAGCTGCATCTAACGCACTTGTTAGACCAGGAGCTATGAATACTGTTGGGCATGCTTACATTGCTCGCAAAAAGGGCGAAGAGCCAATTGTATATCCACATGCAATACTAAAAGAATTTACAGAAAGGACGTATGGTGTTATTATTTACCAAGAACAAGTTATGCAAGCATGCGTATACCTTGGCGGTATGTCCATGTCGGAAGCAGATAAAGTTAGAAAGATCATTGGCAAGAAGAAAGATGCTAAAGAGTTTGATGAGTTTAGAGATAAATTTATTCAGGGTGCATCTGCACACGTACCAACAGAAACAGCAGAAGCTTTATGGCATGACTTTGAAGCGCACTCTGGCTATTCGTTTAACCGTTCTCATGCTATTGCTTACTCTTTGCTTTCTTATTGGACTGCTTGGCTAAAGCATTACTATCCACTAGAGTTTATTTTTGCTATTTTAAAGAATGAGCAGAATAAGGATGCACGTACTGAGTATTTAATTGAGGCTAAGAGATTAGGTATTAAGATCTTATTGCCACATGTTAATGAATCTGACCTAGACTTCAAGATTCAAAAAGACTCAATCAGATTTGGCCTATCAAATATTAAATATATATCTGATAATATTGGCAAAAAGATAATTGCTGCTGGTCCATTTAAGACATATAAGCACCTAGAAGAGGCAGCGGCAATTAAGGGTAGCGGAATTAACTCTCGTGCTCTAACTGCGCTAAATGCAATCGGTGCAGCGGCTTTTGAGGATAACCCAAGAACTGGTAAGGAGATGGAGAACCTTTACGAGTATTTAAGTGTACCTAAGTTTGATCTCGGAAGAGTCCCTCCTAATATCAAAGCTCAAGTTAACTTCATCGAGGATTTTGATGCACGAGGAACATTTGTTATTCTTGCTATGGTCAAGGGAATTAAAAAGGGCACTGGTTGGTCACGAATTGAAATGGTCGATGAGACTGGAACAATTGGTGTATTCCATACCGAACAAACACAGATTGAAGTAGGAAACATGTACTTCTTCTTGATCGGAGATAATAGAATTCATAGATATGTTACTATTGACGATGTTGCTAATAATATAAACGACACATTTGTTCAATATCTACATTCAACAAAAGTTAATGTGCCAGAATCTATGAGAATGACTGTTAGTCTGTTGCCATATAGAACTAAGCAGGGCAAGTCTATGGGTCACTTAATTATGACTAACAGTAATAAAGAATTAATTCGTGCCATTGTTTTCCCACAGGTTTATGATAAGCTAAAGGGAAGAATTAAGGACGGAATGGTATATATACCAGAAGTAGGAAATACAGAAGATGGAACATATTCACTAAGGAGTATAAAATAATGGATTACAAAGAACTAGAAGGAAAGATCGAAGCAGCACACATCCTTGCAGCTATCATCGATAATATGGGCGGAAAGTATGAGATACCAGCCACTATGCTATTTGCAAACATTCAAGTAGACAAAATGCTAGTATTAAACTATAATGAAGAAAACGCAACATTTGAATTAGAGTTGCAAGAAGCAGAGAAAGAAACAACTAATAATGACACTACAAGTAATGAATGATTATGGAATTGATGCCCTATCAGCTGTTCTTCATGAAACGGCAATCGAAAAGGGTTTTTGGGATGGCGAATTTACTTATGATAAGATAGGTAATAAGCTGGCTTTAGTTCATTCAGAAGTAACAGAAGTCTTAGAGGCAATAAGAAAAGACAAAGGTTCAAAGGAAACAGTAGAAGAAATTGCTGATATCCTTATTAGAACCCTAGATGTATATGCAGCCATGATGAATAATGGTATGGTTACACATTCGCTAGAAGAGATCCTAGACGAAAAGATTCTGAAGAATCAATCTCGTCCAAGACTGCATGGCAATAAGTTCTAATGAACGATGACGCCTACCTACTATTTGGGCCTAATAATGAAATCCTTATAGTAATAAAAGGCACAGAAGATGAGCTCCTACTAAAGATAATAAAAAAGATATTATCTTCAAGAGACAAAGATATAAAACGCATTGGCGAAATACTAGAGAAAGATTTTTATGACAGAAATATCAGAAATTCTAGCACTGCTAGATCCAAAAACACGACAAAGAGTTCAGTCAGCCGTAGAGGTAGAAACCCTAAAGCAAAGAACACCTAGCGTTGGCCTAAACATGGCACTGAAGGGTGGATTTGGGTATGGACGTCAGATCTTAATCTGGGGAAATAAGTCAGCTGGAAAGTCATCATTCTGCCTGCAGATGATTGCAGAAGCGCAAAAGGATGGCAAAGTATGTGCATGGATTGATGCTGAACAATCATATTCACAAGAATGGGCAGAAAGACTTGGAGTTGATTCAAGTAAGCTTATTTATTCAGCAGCAAAAACAGTAAATGACATGGTAGATGTTGCACAGCAACTTATGGAAGCTGGAGTTGATATGATTGTTGTAGACTCTATCTCCGCTCTTCTACCAGCTATTTACTTTGAAAAAGATAGTACAGAATTAAAAAAGTTAGAAGACACCAAGCAGATTGGTGCAGAAGCAAAGGATATGACACATGCAGTCAAAATGCTCAACTACGCAAACAAAAAGACACTACTTGTTCTCATCTCACAGCAACGAAATCAGTTTGGATCTATGCATGCTAGTCACATCCCCACAGGCGGAATGGCTGTCAAGTTCTTCTCTTCCACTGTCGTTAAGCTCTGGTCGTCTGAGGCTGAGGCAAATGCTATTAAGGCTGGTGTTAAAGTTGGCGACAAAATTATCGAACAAAGAGTCGGAAGACCAGTTAACTGGATTATTGATTACAACAAACTCGGCCCCCCTAATCTTTCAGGACAATATGACTTCTACTTTCAGGGGGAAACTGTAGGAGTAGATTTTGTTGGTGAAGTCCTAGATGTTGCAGAGCAACACGGAGCAGTTGAAAAGGGCGGAGCATGGTATACTATAGAAGGAGAAAGATTCCAAGGTAGAGCTAAGGCTGTAGCTTGGCTAAGAGAAAATCCTGAAATGGTAGAAAAGTTGAAGAATAAGATCTATGGCAAAGATTGAAGATCTAATTGGCAAGAAGCCAAAAAAGACAGTAGTCACTGAAGATTCGATTGAAATGGGTGGCGCATTTAGCTGTCAAACATGCAATAAAATAGTTGATGAGGCAGAATATAATCGTGCTGAATACTATGTTACTTGGGTATGCCCAGATGGACATGTTTCGAAAGTAGAACTCGGATAATGTCAGAGCGTGGTGAAATAAAAAGAGACGGAGCCAAAGCTCAAAAGAATTCTGGCAGAGGCCAGTATCAAAAAGGCGATGCTAAGTGGAACCAATTCCTTGTAGACTATAAGGAAGCATCTAAATCATTTACGCTTAATCAGGATAACTGGGCAAAGATATGTACAGATACCTTTAAGGTAAGCAGGAATATGCACCCAGCATTAAAGATTATTATTGGAACAGACTCAAAGGTTAGGCTAGGAATCATTGAGTGGGCAGTTTTAGAAGAGTTAATAGAATTTTGGGAGAAAAATAATGCCTAAGAAAAAAGCACATGCATTTAATCCAATTCAGATTAAAGACGGATGGATCGTAAGACTATACAAAGATGGAAGAATTAAGTCTAAAGTAGCTCCGTATGAAGTCAAGCATAAGAAGAAAGAAGTTAATAAGTGACAATTTTTTTGATGGGCCTAATGCTTGGATTTGTTCTTGGCTACGGGGTTGGATTGTTTATAGATAAATGGGATAGAAAGATAAAAGAAAGAAATGTCTGAGAGTACATTAGAATTAATTAGTAAGGTAACAGAGTTTAACGACCTGCATGAGTATATGCAGGATGAGCAGCTAGACAAAGCCCTTGCTATGATAGTTAAGCTGCTTATGAATCCAGATGTACCGTCTGCAAAAGCTCCAATGATTATTATTGAATTGCAGGCTCTAAGTGCTAAATTCGCTGTATTAGCATCTTATTACACAACTATTGCTAAAGATAAGACTGGCACACCAAATAATAATAAGAAAAATATTTATTACACTGCCAACGAAGCTATTGATAGACTAGTTGATGCCCTTAAGTATGCAGCGAGAAATATGTAAAATGGGAAGAGATTTAGTAACAAATTTAAAGTTTAAAAAGATAAGCGGCAGCTTTGACCCAGAAGTATTTGGAAAAATGATTGACGAAGCATATACTGCTGGAAGAAATACAGACAGATGGGCAAAGAAGCACACATTCTCTCCGAGTACAGTCGGTTATGGGTATGGAACATGCCCAAGATACTGGTTTATAGCATTCAGCGGTGCAGACTTTGAAGATAACTTTGATGCGATGGCAATTGCTAATATGGAAAATGGTAAGCAGGCTCACGACAGAATCCAAACCCTCTTGCAGTCTACCCATGTTTTAAAAGAGATTGAAAGAGAAATTTTGTGTAACGATCCACCAGTTAGAGGATTCGCAGACATAATCCTTGACTGGAACGGCAAGGATGTTATTGGGGAGCTAAAGACAGTTAAGGATGAAATATTCCATACAAGACAGGCTCAGATGTCTCCATCAATCTCACACTTAGTTCAGCTTCTCCTGTATATGTGGGTGGAAAAAATAGACGAAGGCTTTGTCATGTACGAAAACAAAAATGATAATCAGATATTGATTATGCCTATTAATATGAATGAAAGAAATAGAGAACTAATAGAGCGCATAGTTGAGTGGATGAGAGTTGTCTACAAGAATTGGAAAGATGAACTATTGCCAGAAAGACCTTTTACAAAGTCTAGCACTGTATGTAAGTACTGTCCAGTTAGAAAAGAATGTTGGTCTAGCGAGATTGGTGTTCATAAGATTGAAAAGTTGGATCTTCCTAAATGATATGCGCTAGAGAAGAATGCGGAATTGAGTTTGAGCAAAAGACTCATAATCAAAAGTACTGTTCAGATGAGTGTTGCAGAATTGCAACTAATAAAAGAATCATGGAAAAGTACTATGAGAAAAAGGCGATAAAAAGCGGATCAGCCAGGTTTTGTAATAAATGTAAGATGAAGCTAAGCAGATACAACTACGGAGTTATGTGTAATGTGTGTGAAGCAAAGTCTAAGTCTGACAAAAAGAAAAACCTATTGGAGATGCTAAATGTCGCTAGCGGCACTTCGAAAAACTAAAACTTCTAGGGTTGTTGGTATAGATGCCTCAACAAACTCAGTCGCCTTTTGTGTTATGGACAACGGTGTACCAGTCAGATATGGTAAAATAGAGTTAAACGGTCAAGATATCTACGAGAAGATATACGACGCTAAGAATAAAGTTCGTGCTTTTAAGGAAGAATTAAATGCAGACTATATTGCCGTAGAAGGAGCCATATTGGTTAGATCTCCAGATGCAGTAATTAAGCTATCATATGTCTATGGAGTTGTCATTGCAGAGTTGATGGAGTTTGGGGCAAAGGTTGTTACTGTTGCTCCAAGCAGTTGGCAGAATTATATTGGAAACAAAAATATGAGTAAGGTGGAAAAAGATGATTTCTATTCTAAAAATCCAGGTCGTAAAGATTCTTGGTACAGAACTCAGTTGCGTGAGGCTAGAAAGCAGCGTACCTGTGATTTTATTAACAATAAGTGGGGCATTGTAGTAAGTGACTATGATGTAGCAGATTCAATTGCTATATCATACTATGCATACGAAAAGTTGACGGACAGATGAAATTATATCAAAGCAAAGAATTCCTTCATAGAAGATATGTTCTTCAGAAGAAAACAATCAAAGAGATTGCAGATGAGTGCGGTGTTTCTCATATGACCATACAAAGATACTTAGAGCAGTTTGGGCTAATTAAAAATCAAAGGAAGTGGACTAAATGAGTATTCCAGTACTAGCCGTACCAGTGCTAAATAGATATGATCTGCTTATTAATATGCTAGATAAAATCAATTATCCTATAGATAATATTTTGATTATAGATAACGGCGGAGAGCTAGAGCTTGATCCAAAGTATAACGCCAAGGTTCTGAATATGCCATCTAACTTTGGAATGTCAGCATCATGGAACTTAGCAATAAAGTGTTACCCAAAAGCCAAGTACTGGCTATTTGCATCGGCGGATACAGTATGGGGAGAAAACTCTCTAGAGCAGATAGATAAGGAGAGCGGTTCAGATTATCTAATGCTTACCAGTGATAACTATGGTTGCTATTCGGTAGGAGAAAACCTAATCGATAGAGTAGGGTTGTTTGATGAGTATTTTTATCCAATCTATTTTGAGGATAATGATTTCCATGAAAGAGTAACCTTAGAATTTGGCAAGGAAGCAATCAAGATTTGTGATTATATAAAGACACATCCAGAGGTTGGAAGTCAAACTATTAATAGTAATGAAAAGCTATTAAATAGAAATCATCAGACATTTGTGAAGAACGAAGAGTATTTTAATTTTAAGAAAGATAATAATTTTCAAATTTCAAAAGGCTGGTCTCTATCTAGAAGAAGGGAACAAGAATGGGTATTATAGGAGTTCTTCCAGCATCTGGAAGTGCATCTCGCATATCTGGTCTGCCAAAATTTGCATTGCCAATTAGCAGTAGTAAGTCAATACTTCAGTGGCATGTAGAGCAAATGCTAGAAGTTTGTGATGAAGTAAGAATATCAACCAGAGCTTCATGGGCTCAGCTTGTCCAAAACATGAATATGGATGTAAAGATAATAATCAAAGAGCCTTCAACAATGTCAGATGCAGTCAAGCATCTCGCAGGATCAGACAGCGATACTTTAATAATAGGTTTGCCAGATACATATATGGTTGGATTAGATAAAAATATGTATAAGGAGATGATTAATTCGGACGGCGATGTTGTTCTTGGAACGTGGGATTGTCATGATGAGATAAAAGGCAGAGTTGGTCAGATACAGCTAGATGGGAATAGGGTCATATCATCCAGAGATAAGGTTGATGACTGTGACTATAAGTTTATGTGGGGAACAATGCTCTTGAGAAACATGTCCTCTGCCATAGATCCAGAATTAGCTCACGTTGGACTTCAAATTCAGAGCTGGATAGACTCTGGACTAGACGTAAAGTCAGTAAAGCCAGGTGGGGAATATATGGATATTGGAACGATAGACGGCATTAAAAACCTATATGGAAAGTTAGTCTAGTCAATTGAATTTGACATTTTAGTTGACCAAAAGTATAATTATTTCGAGAGGTAAAAATGTCAGAATTAGAAGTAACAGAAAAGTTTGACCGCATGAATGCTGTTGTAGAGCAGCATTTGATGGGTAATAACCCCACTCAAATCGCCAAGGTTTTGTCGATTCCACGCAAAGACGTGCTAGAATTAATTGATAGCTGGCGTGAAATAGTAAGAGATGATACTGGTGCCAGAGAACGTGCTAAAGAAGCAGTGTCTGGAGCGGACCAGCATTACGCTATGCTTATCAAAGAAGCTTGGAAGACTGTAGAAGATGCAGATCAGGCTGGCCAACTAAACGTAAAAGCACAGTCTCTTAAGCTAATTGCTGATATTGAAACTAAGAGAATAGCAATGCTTCAACAGGTAGGGCTTTTGGATAACGCAGAGCTTGCTGGTCAGTTAGCTGAGACGGAAAGAAAGCAAGAAGTTCTTGTTAAAATACTCCGTGATGTTACAGCAGAATGCTCACACTGTAAGGTAGAAGTAGCAAGAAGAATATCTAGTATTACAAATAGAGTTGAAGAAGTAGTCATAGTAGAAAACGAACCAGATGTTTGATTTTGATGATCTAATTGATATTCTGGACGGAGAAGAGTTTGAAGAGCGTCCAGTAGACGTTCGTGACTTTGTTACCAAAGAAGATTATTTGGGACTACCACCACTCTCAGAATACCAGTATACTTTAATTAGAGCGTCTTCTCAGATATACAAGAAGTCAACACTTGAAAAGCTTTACGGCGAAGACCTTGGAATAGCTAGATGGAAAGAAACTGTTAACGAAGTAATTGCTCAGCTTGGCAAGGGTTCTGGAAAAGATTATTGCTCTACAATTGCGGTTGCGTATATTGTTTACTTATTGTTATGCTTAAAAGATCCAGCAAAATATTTTGGAAAACCTCCTGGAGATTCTATTGATATTATTAATATTGCTATTAACTCCCAGCAAGCAAAAAATGTTTTCTTTAAAGGTCTAAAGAATAGAGTCGATAAGTCGCCTTGGTTTGCTGGAAAATATATTGCAAAAGCGGATGTAATTGAGTTTGATAAGGGTGTAAGTTGCCACTCAGGTCACTCCGAAAGAGAAGCGTTCGAGGGATATAACACACTTGTTGTTATTCTAGATGAGATTTCTGGATTTAGTATTGATAATACAACTGGTCACGAGCAAGCAAAAACTGCTGGAGCAATATATGACATGTATCGTGCATCTGTTGACTCTCGTTTCCCAGACTTTGGAAAGGTCATATTGCTTTCTTTTCCACGCTACAAAAATGACTATATACAGCAAAGATATAATGCTGTCATAGCTGAAAAAGAAACCATAATAAGATCACATAAGTTTAAGATGGTAGAAGAGCTGGAGGAC